AAGTTGATTTGCCAGCGCATAAGGCGCAATGGTACATTAACAGGGGCGAGGCTACAGCAATTGAAAATAAAGCGATTACAAACGTTTCTAAGCCGTTAGAGCAGGTTATTGAAACCAAAGCAGTTGTTAAAAAATCAAGTAAAAAATGAACAAAGTCTTTTTTGCATGGCAAGAATTAAAAAAAATGCTAGTCGATATGCAAGACGGGACTCATGCCGAGCGAATAGAGGCATACCCTCCAAAAGTTTTAATGACCGACGCTAACGGTCAATATGCACGGCTAAGAGTGGATGTAGGCCAAACAGGATTTTTTGCAGGCCGTGAATTTAGGGTTTTACGTGAGTTTACAATTGCATCGGGTGCCACACAAGTTTTTAAAATTGTTTCGCCAATCAATTCTATTTTGTATGCTTTTAGTGTCGATTTAACAATCTCACAATTAAGAGTTGAATTAGTCGCAGGCGGTACGGAATCAGGAAGTTTTGCAACTGTAATCACGCCATTTAAAACCAATCAAATGACAACGGCTAGCAGTTATGCCGGCCAAGTTACGTTTGCAACTGGTGGGGGTCACACAGGTGGCCTTGTAGTCGATGCTTTTGATATTGTTAGTGGTAGCAACGTCAATAAAGCAACGGTACAACAAGTTGACGAAAATCAGCCATTAGGCTTTAACGCTGGTAATTATTATTTGCGTTTGCATAATACCGATGGCGCAACAGCAAACGGTTTTCTAAAATTGAGATACGAGGAAAGGCCATAAAATGAAAAATAAAAATTTTGAGGGGTGGGACGGCTAACATGAGTATTACAACATTAGCAGAGGCAAAATTGCATTTAAGAGTTGACGGTACAGCCGAAGATTCAACCATTCAAATTTATTTAAATGCGGCTGAAAAATCAATCTCAAATTATTTAGGTAGAGTGCTATATGCAACAAGCGCAGGCACAGACACAACGGGTTTAGTTATGGATGACGCTATTAAGTCAGCAGTGTTATTGCAAACTGCAATGATTTATGAAAATAGAGATCCTAAAGAAGTGGCTCAAGTGCAGGGCCTGCAAATGCCAAACGTGATTAAATGGCTATTAGACCCATATCGCCTAGGCATGGGAGTTTAAAAAATGGATGCTTCACAATTGCGCAACAGAATAAAAATAATGAGTCCAACTAAGACGCAGGACGAATACGGGCAAGCCGCTATTGTTTGGGTGCTGTTGGCCGAATTGTGGGCAAATGTAATGGCCGTTAGAGGCAGGGAATTTTTTGCAGCGGCTCAAATTAATCAAGAGACAACTGTTAAGTTTACTATTCGCTATCGTTCCGATATAACAACTTTAAACAGAATTGAATTTGACGGTAAAGGCTACGATATAACCGGAGTTATACCATTGGCAGGCCGTAAAGAGTGGCTAGAATTAATGGCTATTGAGGGTGTAAAAGATGGCCGATAATGTAGAGTTAAAGGGTTTGGACGGCTTAGAAAATGCGCTCAAGTCATTAGAAAAAAAGATGCGCACAAAAGAAGTGTTTACAATGATCTCAAAAGGCGCAGAAGTCGTTAAAGCAGAAATTAAAAAAAATGCGCCAGTCATGCGAGGCGGTGCCAAAAAGAATAAAACAAAAACAAGAACAGCCGGACTTGTTAAAAAAATGGTTTCAATTAGGCGCTCAAGTATTGATAGACGGCAAAAAAATATAGGTGTTTTTGTAAATGTAAAACCTGCAAAAAAAGAAAACAGAGGTTCAAAATCAAGATTAGACCCTTTCTATTGGAGTTTTGTAAATCAAGGCTGGTCACCTGGTAATAGGCAAAAAACAACAAGCAAGAAAAAAAGGCCAAGGGTGGTTAAGCAGGCTAGTTATTCAATAAGAGGCAGAAAATTTATACAATCAGGTGCGCCTAAACTATCAGAATCTTTGCAAATTATTGAAAGATTATTTATGATTTTCATTGAAAGTAAAAATCGTGCAAGCTGAAATTATTTTAAGAAATTTATTGACTGCTAGCAGTACATTAACGGCCATTGTTGGTAGTCGCATTGTGTCAGATAGGGCAGAGCAAGAATGGCAAAAGCCGTTTATTATGTTTGCCAGAAACGGCACAGAATACACCAAAGATTTGCAAAATAATATTTTGATGCGAGAGGCTAAAATAGAGGTGCAAATATGGGCAGATACGAGAGCAGAATCAGCAAATATTGCTCAAATTATTGAGGGTATTTTGTCGGGCGACATACACGAAGTTTCGGATAGAAACGACTTGTATAATGAAGAACTAGACGAGCACGGCACGGGCGTTATCGTTGGTATTTTTGAGTTTTAATTTTTTAGGGAGTTTTAAAAATGGCTTTATCTTTAGCTACAGGAACAAAAGTTTCTATTGGTTCAACATTGGGTACATCTTATGCCGTTTCAGCCGCAACAAATGCCGCTGAAACAGTTTTAACGGTTGCAGCGGGTCACGCTTTAATAGCGGGTGATTATGTTGTTGTACGTTCGGGTTGGTCATTGCTTGATTATTGTGTTGCACGAGTCAAGACGGTGGTCACCAATTCAGTAACACTTGAAGGCATTAACACTACCTCAACAGATCAGTACCCTGCAGGCTCAGGCACTGGTTCAATTCAAGAGATCACAGCATGGACAGAGATTACACAGATCAAAAAAGACGGTGGTTTATCGGTTGCAGGTGGCGAGCCAAAGTATGCGCCAAGCTCTACACTTGATGACCCAGATGATAAGCAAATTCCAGACGGTCGCAGTGTGACAACATTTACAATGTCAGTATATGATGACCCATCACTTGCATGGTACCCGATCGTTGACGCAATCTCAGACGCTAACACAGTTTCACCTTTGCGTATGGTGTTTGCTAATGGCTCAAGAACATTAAGTAACGGCTACTGGTCAATGGCTAAAACTCCTGTCATTGCAGCCGGCCAAGTTAATAGTTTAGGTTTAGCTTTTAGTGCAACTTGTAGAGCTACACGTTACGCTAGCTAATCATGGACATTAACGACTTAAAGCGAAAAATAAAGGCTCAACGACTCATTAATACGCAAGTTGATGATGTGGTGGTTGAGCTGGTTTTACCAAGTGATTTTGACTCACAAATTTTAGCCGTTAAAGCAGGTCTAGGCGATAAAAAGCCAGAGGCTATGCTACTGTTTAAACGTTCGTTATTGGAATCGTCTATCACTGGATGGACGGGTTTAACAGTAGGCTATTTGACGGGTCAAAATGATAGTGATTCAGTCGATTTTCACAAAGATTTAATTGTGGAATTTTTAGACGCTAATCATAAAAACGCTGAAACTCTATCTGATTTTTTACTAAAGAAAATCTTTGAAAAAAAAGAGTTGGCGAATGACGCAAAAAAAAACTAATCGAATTAAAAGAGTATCGCAAAGAGGGAAGCAATGAAGCGGCTAGAGAATTGGGGCTTATTAGCGAGCCTCCAGAGCTTTGCGAATTATCTAGTAAAGCTTTGCATTGTTTTAATTGGTGCGGTGGTTTTAAGCCTGCTATGTGGCCTCTATACGATACTCTTTATGATGTTAGTGATTGGCCGTTGCTTGAAGTCGTTATGCAGGAATTAACAAGGGAATAATATGGCAATTGCACAGCTAACGGTTGACATTACGGCTAAGATGGCCTCGTTTGAAAATGAAATTAAACGCTCAACAAAAGTAGCCAAAGATCAAGCCGATTCAATCTCAAATTCATTTGGGAAAATTGGCGGTTCATTAAAAGGTATTGTTAGTGCTTATGCGGGTTTAGAGGGTATTAAGTTTTTAGGTAACTTAGTCAATGATACGGCCAACTATGCAACGGAAGTTAGAAATTTATCGCAGTTGGTAGGCATCTCTACCGACTCCTTTCAGGCTTTAGCCTATGGTGCAAAATCGGTAGGAATTAATCAGGAAAAACTAGCAAGTATTTTTAAAGATACTAATGAAAAAGTAGGCGAATTTTTAAATACTGGTGGCGGTGAGTTAAAAGATTTTTTTGAAGTGATAGCGCCAAAAGTAGGCGTTACGGCCGATAGTTTCAGGCGCTTAAGTGGGCCAGAGGCGTTAGGGCTTTACGTTTCAAGTCTTGAAAAAGCGGGAGTCAATCATGCTCAAATGACGACTTACATGGAAGCGATAGCGGATGACGCAACGCTTTTATTGCCATTGCTTCGCAATAACGGCCAAGCCATGCAAGAGATGGGTAATAAGGCCAAAGACGCAGGCGCAATTATGGGCGGTAAAGCCCTTGACGACTCAAAAAGATATAGTGAGCAATTAAAAGAATTAGAAGACCAAGCAAGCGCAACGGGTAGAAGTTTGGCGACTGGTTTAATGCCGGCCATTACGTCGGTATTCAGCGCTATTAACAAGTCAATTGAGCAATACAATGGCCCAATTGAAAAGATGAGTAACTCAATTAGGACGTTGCGCTTAATGGCCGGTTTAGTGCCTTTTGTTGGTGAGCAATTAGCAGACCCGAGTAAAAAAGCAGGGCCAACAAGCGCCTATGAAATGCGAGGTTATCAAGGTCGCATTAAAGGCACAGGCGACGAGGGAGTTTTAGAAACGGCAGCCGACATTGCAAAAAAACAAAAAGCCGAAGAAGACCGATTAAAAAAATTAGCAAGCGAAAGAAGCAAGTTTGCATCAAAAGCACAAAGCGAAGCAGAGCGAGCCAAGCGGGACGCAGAGCAACAACAAAAAGCGGTTGAAGATTACATCAAGTCACTGGACCAGCAAACCACAAAATTTAAAGAGCAGTCAACCGAACAACGAGCGCTAGCAGAAATTGAAAGCGGACGTTTTGGTAAGATATTGCCGTCGCAAAAAGAAAGAATTATTAACTCAGCGCAAATTGTGGATGCTGACAAAAAAGAGTTAGATTTTCAACAAGCGCTAGAAGACGCAGAGCAAAGACGAAAAGAATTGCAAGAAAACTTGATGGATCAGGGTAAAAGCATTTTTGAACAAATGCGAACACCTGCAGAAATTTACGCTAATCAAATTGAAAATATTAATCGCTTGTATCAGGCGGGAGCAATTAATTTAGAAACTTTAGAACGAGCAACACAAAGTTATTTTGATACTTATAAAGCGGGTGCAGATGATCAGGGCGAAAAAATAAAAACCAATACTGACCTATCAAGAAGTTTTGAAAGTGCAATCAGCAATACATTTATGACGGCCATTAAAGACGGTGGGGATTTTGGTAATTTATTGCAAAAGCTGATTGAAGACCTTGCTTACATGATTGTTCAACAACAATTTATTAAGCCTATTGCAAGTGCTTTAGGCAGTGGGTTGGGTGGGTTATTTAGCTTTGACGGTGGAGGTTACACAGGCGCAGGCGCTAGGGCTGGGGGTATAGATGGTAAAGGCGGTTTTTATGCTGTAGTGCATCCTGATGAAACCATAATCGACCACACAAAAGGCCAGCGCATTGTTAGTGCAGGCGGTCAAAATGTTGTAGTCAATCAGACCTACAATTTTGGCGGTGGCACCGATAGGATGCAGGTTTTAAGTGCGGCTCAATTAGGCGCAGTTATGGCGAAACAACAAATTATGGATGATAGAAAAAGAGGCAGAATGTAATGGCTAATTATAATTATCCGACTGATAGAATTTTTACGCCAAGGTCATTTAACTGGGGCTTTCGTGAAAACTCAAGAGTGTTTGAAAGTCAATTGTCGGGCGCTATTCAAACAACGTCATTACCTGGCACACGGTGGGCCTGTACACTATTTTTTGAAAATCATTTGCCTGCTGATAGGGCAGAGATTGAGGGTTTCTTTTCATTAATCAGGCGAGAGCATCGCATTGTAATGCCAAGACTAGACAGAAAAAAACCACTGGGAACAATTAATACAACAGGTGTTTTATTAAGTTCAGCGTTGGCGCAATTTGGTTCGACAGTCGTGCTAAAAAATTGTGGCGCAAGTAAAACATTATTGGCCGGCTCAATGTTGGGTATTGGCTCACAATTATTTATGACTGCTTTTGATGCGACATCAAGTGCAGGCGGGGTTATGACTGTGACTGTAGCGATACCATCAAGAGCGACTTATGCAATTAATACGGCAGTTGTTTTAAATGCGCCTACAGCTAAGTGGGCTTACAACTCTAACGCTATTGATTACGGGCGATCAGGAAATATTGCCACACCTTTAACAATTGATTTAATCGAGGTGTTTTAAATGTCAGTCAGGCCAACATTAACAACAACATTTTTAAATGCTATGTCAGGCGGCCATGTGTCATGGTTTTGGCTGGTAAAAATGGAATTGACAAGCGGTAATTTATTTTTAACCAGCCTTGATTTTGATGTGGTAATTAGCGGTGATACTTATACGGGTATGCGAGGGTTAGGTAATATCAGTCAAATTGAAGAATCAGACAATGGGGCGACTGGTATAAGCTTGAGTTTGGCAGGTGTAACAGAATCGCATATTGCAGAGGTGTTAAACGAAAATATACAAGGCCGAAAAGTCACGGTTAAAATGGGCGTGTTAAATACGTCAACAGAGCCACCACTTTTAGCAATTGATGACAACGTATGGCAAGGTTTTTTAGATACACAAAACTATAACGAGGGTCAATCGACTATTGTTGTAACGGCTGAAAATCGTTTAATTGAATGGGATAAACCTAGGCTTTTAAGATTTTCTAATCAAGACTTAAAGCGAGTTAGGCCAGATGATAATTTTTTTAAATATGCTGACACTATGGCAAATAAGGAAATTATTGTTTTTAGCAAAGCGCAAGTAAAAGCGACAATGAAATATTAATTATGAAACGTTTAGATAATTGGCCGGCACTACTAGCAAAATATTTTCAGCAAAAAAAGAATGAGCCGTTTGTGTGGGGAAAAAATGATTGTTGTCGATTTGCGGATGGTGCGGTAATTGCAATTACCGGCCAGTCGATGATGAAATCATTTAACTATACAAACGAAAAAGAGGCGTTACGACTGCTTAAAACAAGCTTAGAGGCGCTAACAAGTGCAGAGCTAGGGCAAAGTATCAAGCCAGCATTTGCACAGCGTGGTGACGTTGTTTTAGTTAAGCGTGGGGAATTACCAGCGTTAGCAATTTGTGACGGTGCAGTATGGCATGGTGCAGGTCAAAACGGTATAGAATCAGGCGTAATGTCAGAGGCAATTTGTTGCTGGAAAGTAGGTAAATAATGCCAGTTTTAATTCCGGTAGTTGTTGGTGCAGCGGTTGCAGGTGCGGCTGTATCTGCTGGTGCGGTTGTTGCGGGAGGTATTGGAGCCGCTTTAATTGCAACTGGTACCAGTATGCTTGTTGGTGCAATGATGAATAGCGACATTGTCAATGCGTCAGCAAAAGCAATGGAGTCAGTGCCAAAACCTGCAGCAACAGGCGGCTATTCAATCGTTAGAGATAATCCTGCTAGCGACATTAGAAACACAGTTCGATCGGGCGTTTATCCACAAAATACAATTTACGGAAAGGCATTTGTTGGGGGTGTTATCCCATGGTGGTGGATTAGCGGTAATAGAAAACAGTTTCACCACTTCGCACAAGTGCTAGCGGGTCATGAAATTGAGGGGATAGAATCTTTTTATATTGGCTCACAAAAAGTTAGTGTCGATTCAGACGGTTTTGTAACAACTGCAAAATACACAAGAAGCGGTAAAAAATTAATTAGATTTACTGTTTTTAAGGGTGATCAAACGGCACTACCTGCAGAGCTAATAACGGCATCAAATAAAAAATTGGAGGCAGGTGATTGTGCAACGGGTATTTCATGGGTTTATGTAAGATGGGAGGCTGATTATGATGTGTTTTCACAGGTCGGTATTCCAGAGTTTCGCTTCGTTGTTAAGGGCAAAAAACTTTACGACCCAAGGACAACATTAACAACATACTCAGATAATCCAGCTTTAGCAATTAGGGATTATTTAATTAGCAATTTAGGCTTAAGGTGCTTAACATCCGAAGTAAATGATAGTGACGTTATAGCAGCGGCCAATATATGCGACGAGCTAGTAACAACGCCATCAGGCGAAACGCAAAAACGCTACACAATCAATGGCGCTTTGTCGTGCGAAAATGGCTTAAAAGATAATTTAGATCTTATTAATTTTGCAATGGCCGGTAGCATGGTGTGGGTGCAGGGTAAATGGAGTATGCAGGCGGGAGCCTATCAAACGCCAGTCGCAACAATTAACTCAGATCAAATTATTTCAGTTGAAAATTTGACGGCTTATGCGCCAAGACGTGAGATTTTTAATGCTGTAACAGGTACATTCATTGCCGAAAATGATTTGTTTGTTGAAAAGCAATTCCCTATTGTTGCTAATCAAGATTTTATTAATTCGGACGGTGAGCAAATAGAGCGTAACATCAATTTTCCCATGGTGACGGATGCCATTGTTGCACAGCGATTGGCAAAAATTGAAATCATGAGGGCTAGGCAGGCAATCACTATTTCAATGATTTGCAATTATTCTACTTATGATTTGAAGCCAGGCTCACACGTCTATTTAAACATTTCTCGATACGGATTTTCCAACAAAGTTTTTTATGTGGTGCAAAGAACTTTGACAGAAAACGGGATGCAATACACGCTAAGAGAAACAGGGCCAAGCGTGTGGGATTGGACGCAGTTCGAGGGGCAAGAAGTTGACC